AAGTGGCGTAAGAAAGTTGGTAATGAAGAGGCAGATCGTATCACTAAACGTGCTACAAGTCGTGGCACTGATATGCACACTCTTACCGAACACTTTCTGAAAAACGAGGAACTTCCTACGGTTCAACCCATCTCTGATTTTCTCTTCAAGATTTCAAAGCAAACTCTAAAAAACATAAATAATATTTACGCTTTAGAAGGTTCCCTATATAGTAAGGAACTTGGTATTGCTGGAACGGTTGACTGTATTGCCGAATATAACGGTGAGTTAGCAATAATCGATTTTAAAACATCTGCAAAACCTAAACCACGAGAGTGGATCGATCACTACTTCGTACAATGTATGGCATACGGTTGTATGTTGTATGAACTGACAGGTATTTCTGTCAAAAAACTTGTAATCATTATGGCTTGTGAAAATGGAGAATGCGTGGTCTATGAAGAAAGAGACAAATCAAAGTACATCAAACTTCTCAGCAAATACATTAGAAAATTTGTTGCAGATAAACTGGAGCTCTATGGAACCAAATAAGGAACTAGAAAAGGCAATCGAGAATAAGTTTTTAACACCTTCAAAATTTGCTCTTGAAATTGAGAAAATTGTTGCCGAGGAAAAACTTAATTATATCGATGCTATTGTTCACTATTGCGAAGTGAACGAACTTGAGGTAGAATCGGTAACGAAGCTTGTTTCAAAATCTTTGAAAGAACGCCTCAAGTGGGATGCTATCCGTCTCAACTTTATGAAGAAAACTTCAAGAGCAAAATTGCCTCTATGATTTCTCGCGATGAATTAATGCACCATCGTCTTCAGGCATGGTTGCGTGAAAATGAAAGCGATAATTTAGAGTATCTTGGAAAAAAACCCGATATTTGTGGTGTAGTGCATCACTGGTATCGTGTTGGTCAACATAGTGTGACCGTTGATTGTATTGAAGGAATTGATTTCGCAGATGCTGAAAGTGACACCATATGAGACCTACCAAACATATCTTTCTATGAAGAGTCATTTTACTAATCGTAAATATGACTTTTTTAAGTATGGAGGAAAATCTCGCGCTACTGTATCCTCATTCAATAAGAGGAAGGATAAGTATTGGTTTGAAAAAACCTCTAGAAAATATTCTGATAAAGAAGTAGTAGATTTTCTACTAGCAAATTTTGTTTCCACCGATAACCCACAGAACCTATGGATTGGAGAAATTATCAATTCTGGAGAAAGGACATACGCCGAGTGGATGAAACGACAGCAGAGTTTGAGTTACTTGTTCAAAGAACAAAGCAACGAATTACTCTCGGAGAGAAAATTGGCAGAACTCTTCAGTTGTTCCAAAGGTCATCCAGTAATCCTAAAAAGGTATCTTGGTGGAAAGATTAGTTTAGAGACTCTGGTTATCTTCAATAAGATCTTTGATTTCGTATCTATCATGGATAAGAAGTTGGATGATCCCGTGTGGGAAACCGTAAGTCTTAAAATTAAAAAGTATAATCCCTTCATAAATATTGATGTATTTCAATATAAAAAAGTATTGCGGTCAATAGTTCATGAGTAATTTTTTCGATTCCGAAATCATACAAGAAGAGTTGAAGGAGATTAATACACTCCAGGAAGAGATCTATGGGTCTCTCCTTGCCTTCAGTTCTATGGACCGCGATGCAAGGATAGATAAAGTTGATAAACTAGCAAAGTTGCTAGAAAAGCAGAGAGTGATGTATACTAGGTTATCTCTTTCGGACGACCCCAAAGCGGTTGAGATGAAAGAGAACCTACGTAAGTCGGTTGCTATGATGGGGTTCCCCCCTGAAACCGATCTGAATCTACTGTTCGATAGTATGAACAAGACCATTGAATCGCTCAAGGACTACATTGACACCTGAGCAAAACTTCGTTATACTATCCAAGTAAATCCCCCAAATCCAAACAATCCGAGGAAATCTAAATGTCTTTTGCTGACCTTAAGAAGCAATCTAAACTGGGCTCCCTTACCCAAAAACTGGTTAAGGAAGTTGAAAAAATGAATAATACTGGCGGTTCAGGTGATGACCGTCTCTGGAAACTGGAATGTGATAAGAGCGGCAATGGTTATGCCGTTATCCGTTTCCTGCCTGCTCCCAACGGTGAGGATCTACCGTTTGTGAAACTCTACTCCCATGCCTTCCAAGGTCCTGGTGGTTGGTATATCGAGAACTCTCTGACCACTCTGGGGCAGAAAGATCCTGTGTCTGAATATAACTCGCTGCTGTGGAACAACGGCACCGATGCAGGTAAAGATGCTGCTCGTAAGCAGAAGCGTAAACTCACCTACATCAGCAACATCTATGTTGTGAAGGATCCTGCCAATCCTCAGAACGAGGGTAAAGTGATGCTCTACAAGTATGGCAAGAAGATCTTTGACAAACTGACTGCTGCTATGCAACCTGAGTTTGAGGACGAGGAAGCAATCGATCCGTTCGACTTCTGGCAAGGTGCCAACTTCAAACTGAAGGCAAAGAACGTTGCAGGTTATCGTAACTACGATTCTTCTGAGTTTGCTGCACAGTCTGCTCTGCTGGATGATGATGATGCGATGGAAGCAATCTGGAAGAAGCAGTTCTCCCTCTCTGAGTTCACTGCTGCTGATCAGTTTAAGGACTATGATGCACTGAAGAAGCGTCTTGATTATGTTCTGGGTAACAAGGGCACCCCTCGTTTCCAGGATCAAGAAACCGTTGAGGCAGAGGAAGATTTCCGTGCTTCTAATCGTGGTGCTGCACCCGCAGTGACTTCTACCCCTGGTGATTTCAACGCAGAGGATATCGTTGCTTCCAGTTCTTCTGATGAAGATGATGATGCTCTCTCCTACTTCGCTAAACTTGCTGAAGAGTGATGAAAGATCTTAAAATCCCCTTTGCTATTGTTTCCTTCCTACTAGTTCAGGGAGCAGGCGTAGTATGGTGGTCTTCTCAGATTGATGGTAGAGTAAAGACTCTCGAAGCAGAGAGTCTCTCTATTGCCAGAGAAAACCGCCGTTATATTCAAGAAGTGATTATGCCTTCTTATGAAATCAATGATGCTTGGGATAATCCACATCATAATAACTGGTTGAAATCTGGTGGTTGGAAAGATTAATTAGTGAAATCTGATTATATTATAGATCGTGTAACCAAATCCGAAGCCGCAGAGTTACTTCTGCGGTTTCATTATTTGAAGGATGTTTCCAAAACCTTTAAGTCTGGTTATAATTACGGTCTATACAAAAACAATGATTTTTGTCCACTAAACATTGGTGGTATTCAGGGAGTCTGTATTTTTACAGGTCTCCCTGTTCCTGAAATTGCACAAGGTGCTTTTGGATTACAACGTCATGAACAAGATGGACTCTTTGAACTATCAAGACTCTGCATCCACCCGACTACTCAGCAGAGCGAGTATAATATCACTTCTTGGTTCGTATCAAAAGCGATTAGACGCCTTAGAAAAGAGACCAACGTTAGGGGGATTATCTCATACGCTGATAGTGACCATCATTCTGGTACAATTTATCGCGCTTGCAACTTTCGGTATTGCGGTCTATCAGAACCAAAGAAAGATTTCTACTTTGCAGACGGAACTAAACACTCTAGAGGGAGTGTCAAGGGATCAGAGGGTGAGTGGAAAGACAGATCTCGTAAACACCGATACGTTATGATCTTTGATAAGAAACTAGATCTATTGTGGTGATCAGATTCTAGTATTTTCTCCTCTTTTGATTTTTCTACTCACTGTTTGTGTAGAAGTTCCATATTGCATAACAGATCTATTGTTAGATAAGAACTGCTGTAGATAAGATGGTCTTAATACAAATATTCCTCTCTTCTCATCATTCAATCTAGTTTCATATTCAAAGTTAGTAACTGGAGATGTGATGTCAGTTTTTGTTACTTCTGTATCGAGACCACTGTCCCAGAATCTAACGTATGATGATGTTGGCGTAGTATCTACTTTTGGTTTTGGTGATTTGAAGTATGCATCAACAATCTGCCCCTTTGGCATAATCAATCTACCATTACTATCTTTTACTTCTTTAGTTTCGTAGAAGCGGGTCGCATTAACATCAACACCATATTTTTCCTGAGCATAATCATAGATATCACGATCAGATAATGGCCACTGATTCCTTACATTAGTGATACCAGCAGAGATAAGAACCACCCAATCATGAGTTGCAAGACCATATAGTTCAACAGCAACTTGATCTGGTCTCATACCATCTTTGATGTAATACTTTTCAAAGTTGGTGGTTGAGTTTTGAAAATCATCTACTAGTTTGACTCTCCTGAATAAATTCTTCGCCATAATATATTCATTATCCTTGTTGCGATCAGATAATGGCGAAATATATTCAAAATTAGGTAGTTCTCTGAAGTATCCCATTTTAGAATCCTACTCCTTCGATATTTTGAGAATTATCTGGTGTGGAACCACTCTGTCCTGTTCCATAAATGAAATTACCACCTCCTTGTGCCCCAAATCCAATTGGTTCTCCAGAGTTATTATAGTCATCACTATTGTCATAATCTTCTGCATAAATTGGCAGAAGTTCTTTGAATGTTAAATTTAGAATCATTGAAACTGGTGTCCCATCTGCATATGTTGCATAAACATTATCTCCAGTATATTGAACATTCATATCACTTAGAGCACAGTCTTTAAATCTATGTAAGAAAGGATGATTTTGATTTCCTTTTCTATAAGTTAGTTTGAATATATTTGGAGTTTCTAGGAATACACCGTCGCTTGCTCCCTTTACCGCCATATTTTTTTTAAGAGATCTTATAATTGACTTCACTTCAAGTGCTTCTCTAGGATCTCTTGGTGCAAGTTTAAATGAAAATCTAAATGTTCTGAGAGTTACATTGTTGAAGAGTAACTCCATATTTGGATTTAGAATTTTACTATCAGATCTTGCGAGAAGAGAATTGAAAGATACGTTTGCACCAAAAACATTTACTGCTTCAATTGCAAGTTTTGTTGTTAGAGCATTTTGAAGTTGTTGTTTTTGATTTATAAATGCTGTTATTGCTTCCCTTGCATCCTTGAATGGTGTGTTGGTATTATTAGGATTGTTGAGATTTGGTGTTTTGTCGGTAGATGATAAAAAATCTGATACTACTTTACCACCACCACCCATTATATTTTGGACTGCAGAAAGACCTTGTGCTGCAAATGTATTTAAGGAATCTGATTCATATGAAACTGAATTAGAATCTTGAATATTAGATGGCATCGGGAGAATAATCACACCATCTTCATCTAAAACCTTTGCTTTAGTTGATTGATAGTTTGATACATCATATGCTTGAGGTGTTGTAGGACCAGTTGGACCACCAGTGAGATTATTTCTTTGATACTTGAAGGCTCTTATCTGCAAATAATCAGTAGTCTGAGTTATTGCTTCAAAAGGATACCTTAAAAGACCTCCTGTTGGTGTAGGCATTATATTTCCAATAGTTCTATTATTAACTATTTAGACGGTATTTTGCAAAAGGGATCTCTTGAACATCTGCAAGTTCATCTGAGTAGATTTCATAGATCTGCCCAACAATTTCATTCCATGTATATTGCCTCACTTCACCCCAGTGTAAGTTGATTCCTCTAAATCCCCAGGTGAATACATCACTAACTGCTACAAGAGGATTTTGATCGTATCTGATATTGGGAGTTTTGGGATTATACACGAAGACATAGTATCTACCAGACTCTGGAACTTTACCACCTTCTTCTAATACACCCAGCAATTCAAGCATTAAATCATCAGGATCCTCAGTCCCGATAAGATTGTCCATCACAGAACGAATTCGATTTTCTTTATCGTCTGTTGGATATGCCATCAGCGGATACCTAGTTCATCTTCGGTTAGCACTTTGAATTCCCACATACGATCTTTACAGAATTCTTCGTAGATATATGATTTTGTCTTTCTCTTTTGAACTTTTGGTTCTACCGTTTGTTTCTTTGGTTTGATCTCAATCAAATATCTTTTGAGAGATCCATTGTTTTCTTTCACTTTAATATAGAAGTCTGGAAAGTAACGATGAACTCGATTATCTAGTGGTGAACGATATGGTAAGGCAATTTCTTCAGATCCCCATTCAATAATATTTTCATTCAAATCACAATACATCATAAACTTTCTTTCCCAAAGTGATCTGTAAATGATATTTGTTGGATCACCCTTATACTTTTTGGGATATGATGGTTGAAATTTTCCCTTATATGACATCTAAATAACTAATAACAAAGGCTGTATTAATATTTAGAGATGCCTAATATCCCCAATATCCAGACAATTGTAGGTGATTTACATCAAGATGCTGCTACAAGTGGTGGATTTGCAAGATCAAACCAGTTTCAAGTCTATATTGGTAATGGATGGGGAACTGAGGGGTCAGTAACACCATTTATCCAACATTTAAATATTGCACAATTGAAACCAATTTATGGATTCGATTGGAATGAGACTTTTCAGAGAAAGTTAGCAATTAATTGTTTTTCTGCAACTCTTCCATCATCAACAAATGCAACTGGCGAAATGAAGGACCAGTTTCAGGGTGTTGTTCAAGAGTATGCACACACTAGAATTAATACTGATATTGATTTTTCTTTCTATGTTGATAGGGATTATACTATTCTCATGTTCTTTGAAGCATGGATGAATTATATTGCTGGTGGTAATAGTAATCTTTTAGCAGAACCTGGTGCATACGATCAAAATATTGGTGGAAACTATTATAGACGTTTTAACTATCCAAAACACTACATGAATTCAAGTGGAGTTTACATTACAAAATTTGAAAAGAATTATAATGTTCCTGGAGCAACTGATATTACATATCAGTTAGTTAATGCGTTTCCCAAAGCAGTTAATGCTGTTCCAGTGCAGTATGGTAATTCTGAAGTAATGCGGGTTACAATTACAATGTATTATGATCGCTATCGTTTAATGAGAAATAACATGAATACAGTATATTCAGATGGTGCTGGAAACCCATCTGCTCCAGGAAATGAAGTGCCTGGTTTCTTTGGACCACCAACACCCGGAACAGTAACTGCTCCAGTTTAGTGATAAATAAAAATATCTGAATTGTATCGGAGATTATGCCTTTACCAAAAATTAGCACTCCAACGTATGAGTTGGAGATTCCTTCTACTGGAAAGAAAGTAAAGTATCGTCCCTTTCTGGTAAGAGAAGAAAAAATTCTAGTAATGGCACTGGAATCTGAAGACATGGGACAGATTACTGATGCCATTGTTCAAATCTTGTCTGATTGCATTAGCACTCGTGGTGTTAAGGTGCAAGAACTTGCAACGTTTGATATTGAATATTTGTTTCTTAATATTCGTGCCAAGTCTGTTGGTGAGCAAATTGAGGTTACCGTAACCTGTCAGGATGATGGTGAGACTCAGGTTCAAACTGAGATTGATATTGATACAATCAAAGTTCAAAAGAATAAAGATCATACCAATATCATAAAATTGGATGATTCACTTTCAATGAAGTTGAAGTATCCAACTATCGATCAATTTGTTGAAAATAATTTTGAAGTTCAAGGTGATAGTGAAGGTGTTGATCAATCTCTTGAGATGATTTCTTCATGTATTGAGATGATCTATAATGAAGATGAATGTTGGTCTGCAAAAGATTCAACTAAGAAGGAGATGATAGAATTTGTTGAACAAATGAATACCAAGCAATTCAAAGAAATTGAGAAGTTCTTTGAAACAATGCCTAAACTTACACATACTATTGTTGTAAAGAATCCTAATACCAAAAAAGATAATGAGATTGTGCTTGAGGGATTAGCATCTTTTTTCAGCTAGTCATGTCACATACTAGTCTTGAGGTGTATTACAAGACGAATTTTTCCTTGATTCAGTATCATAAATATTCATTAACAGAGCTTGAAAATATGATACCTTGGGAGAGAGAAGTATATGTAACGATGCTTTCCCAACACATTGAAGAAGAAAACCTTAAGGCACAGCAGAATCAGTAGTGGCATTAGAAAACCAACCATTATTCCAAGCACCATCATTACCAAAAATGGGGAAGGATTCGTCCCCATTGATGAAAGGTGCGAAGACTATTGGTTTTTCGTTTGCTAAACCAAAACTGAAGGCATCCAAGATGTCTTTTGTGAGAGCAAAGAAAGCACAGGCAATAAAAGCAGAAGATTTAAAAGGACAAGAAACAGTATCTACAGGATCGTTAGCGGCAACACTTTCAGAAACTAATAGAATTCTTGTAGAGATTCAAAATCAGTTAGCAATTGATTTTGCTAATAGAATTGCCGAGAAAAAAAGTATATTACAACTTTCTAGAAAACAAGTAAGGAAGAAGAAACTTGTAGCAAAAGAAGATTTTGTAGAAAGAGGAAAAGGATTAGTTAAAAATATAAAAGATTTTGGTGTAAAGGTATTATCACCAGTTAAAGGTATTTTTGATAAGATTATTGATTTTTTAACAATACTCGGAACTGGTATTGCACTTAATGCTGCTTTTGAATGGTTATCAAAGAAAGAAAATAGAGAAAAATTAGTTAGAGTATTTAATTTCCTACGAGATCACTGGAAAACACTACTTGCTATTGTAATTGGTGGTAAAATATTAGGTCTTCTATTAAAGTTAAAGGGGTTATTCTCTCTTGCACGTAGTTTAACTAGAAGACTGAAAGATCTATTTGGAAAAAATGGAAAATTCAAACCAGGCAGTGAAGATTTTTGTAGAGGTGTAGTTGCTTGTGTTGTCAGTAAACTACCACAAATAATTCTTACATTATTAGCAAGTGCGGCATTTATTAATGGATTAAAACCAAAACTTGGTATTCCCGATAATCCAACAACGACTCCTCCTACTGCACCTACCCCTGCCCCAGTACCTGCTCCTGCTCCTGCCCCAGCACCTGGATTAGAACCAGTAGAACAACCAATACCTGGAAGAGAACCTGAAAGAGTGCCTGTGTTCAATCTTGATGATTTACTCTCAAGAGCGCCTGGTAATTATAACGATGCTGAAAGACAATTTTTAATAGACAAAGGATACGATAATTTTGTAAAAGGTGGTAAAACAGTATCTCCACTGGGAGATTTGGTCACTATTGGACCAGTGGCAGTAGTTCTTGCAAAATCACTTTTGGCACTGGGTGGTGCTCTGGGATTATCCCAGGGACCTAGATTGTTGCAAAATCTTGTAAGAGGAACGGGAAGATCAACTGCCAGCACGACCTCTAGAACTGCCGCTCAAAGAGCAGAATCTGCAATTAGATTTAAACAGGGTAAAGCTTGGGCAGAACAAATTGGAACAAGAGCTGCACAGTTAAAGAAATTAAGTCCTAGTAAAATTGATCTTAGACAAATTTATAATAATCCAAATGCACCACTAGTTGATAGAGCTGCTGCAAGACAACTCTTGAATAAGATGGGAGATAATTTACCAAAAATTAGACCTGACTTTGGGGGTTTTGGTAATCCACTACAAACACCAGTTGAGCAAGTTGGTGGTAAAATACTTCCCACATTATCTAGAGGTGGAACGATACCTGGCAAGGGACCAACAAATGTTGATAGTGTTCCAGCAATACTTGCACCTGGTGAAGAAGTTATCAAAACATCATCTGCAAATATGTTCCGTCCTGTATTGAAAGATATTAATGATAATGCAGGAAGGATGTTCTTATCATTCAAAAGCGGTGTAGAACAACAGGCAAGAAACTTTGGATTGCAGCAAGAAGAAACAACCAGATCTGTTTCTTTGTTTGAAAAATTTGGTGATCTTGTGGAAAAGCAAGTTAGAAAATTAGAACTGAAAGAACTTGAAAAATCTGGAGGATTTATTGATCTTTTAAACAGAATAAACAATCCACCTGAAATAATTCGCACTAGTAATACAGGAGAAGAATTAGTTGCACAGACACAAAATTTAGTGCAACTTATGAATTATGCAAGGGAGAATAGTCAACCTAAGGTGGAACCAGTTGAATCGCAACCGATTAGATTAGAAGTCGTTCCTTTTAAACCAGAAAAAATTCAAACCTATACTCATAGAAGAACAAAATCAGAATCATCTGGTGAAGGTTCTATTGAAACAATGAGTGTCAATTTACCACCAACGGTAATACAAGGACCTGGACAACAGCAGCAGGCACAACCACAAGAACAACCAACAGAATCTGCATCTCCTGAGATTTTAATTGCACCGATGGATATGGATAATCCATTCTTTGGTAGATCATTTTCTGCATATGGAGTTGACTTATGATTGAAACTGGAATAAAAACTCTAAAAATAAATGCAATAAAGATCAATAAGACTCTTGCCGAAGGGAACAAGAGCATGAAGAAACTTCGTGCTGAAGAAAAAAGATTATTCCAAGTTCAACAGAACAAGATAAAATTAAAGCAAAGAGAAGATCTTATTGAAGGAAATAAAAAACAAAGACTTGGATCTGGAATTGCACAGAGAGTTACTCAACCTGCAAGAAGTTTTATTGATAAATTAAAGGACTTTTTTGTTTTAATTGGTGCCGGAATTTTAGTTAATAGTTTACCTGCTATCATTGCACGTATAGAGAAGTTTCTTGAAGATAACAAAGGTATTATTGACAATATCAAATTTATAGTTGGTGAGATTGGTAAACTCTCGATGATGTTTATTGAACTTACTCAAAAATTAACTCCAGGAAAGGAAGAACAAATAAAAAGAGATTTGGACGAACTGAATAAGTTTTTGGATGGAACAGATGTAAATGAAATTGATGAATCTTTTAAAGATTTGAGAGACATTGAACAAGGATTAAAGGTTCCTGCTCCTGGAGCACCAGGAACTCTTCCAGTTAATCCAAATTCATCTCGTGCTACTACAAGATCATTTACTCCAATAAATTCAGTATCTGGAAAACCAGTTCAGGTTGCTGGATTTGATAGAGCAGCAAAGGAAGTGAATAAAGTTATTAGTAATTCCAATTATCCAAAGAATAAGAAAGTTTTTCTTCCTGGTGTTGGATATATTTCTAGAATTGCAGGTGCATTTGGATCATCAACCATCAAGTATGAATCTCCAGATGCGGTCTCCTTAACAAAAGAAGAGTTTTTTGCTCAATCGAGACTTGTTGAAGAAACTATAAAAGGATATTCTATTGGTGGAACTATCAAAGGATCATCATACAATACTAAGGATTTAACTCTTGATACTAAACCGATAAGAACTGGTTCTAGTATTGATTCTTTCTCCACTTTCCAAAAAACAACAGTAGCGCAAGCAAATAATCTGGAAGAAAAAACCAAGTCAAATAATCTTTTAGAAGATCTCGTAGGTAATATTAGAAAATTATTTGGATTGCAGGATAAAAATGAAGATGATGACTCAAATCGTCCTTATAGACCTGGTAGTTTACCTAATCTAGAGAATGCTCCAATTGCATCTAATGCCACTAGTGATCAAGCACTAATAGCAGCAATATCTGCATTAGAAGGTGGTAATGCTCAGGCAAGAGCAGACGTTGCACAATCAATCTATAATAGAGCAGCTGATCCTAATAAACGTTATGGATCTAGTATTAGTGAAGTAATTACTAGAGATGCTCAATATCAACCTGCTTACATAGATCCAAATGCAAGTAGTGGTCCTGGAACTAAAACCGCTGATATATGGAAAAATGTCAAAGACAGAGATAGTGCAATTGATGCTATGATGTCTTATTATAAGAAAAGAAAACAATCTCCTTCTAGAGAAAGTGTTGCTAGATTATTTGATCAAACTATGGCAGCACTTGGAAATAGAGATATGCAAATAAAAGCAGCAGAACATGTTGGGGGGAGAACAGAGTTTCTTGGTGCAGGTTCTACTATCGATCGTAGAGATAGGGCAGAAATGAGAACTAGAGGGACTGCAGCAGATAATCAGTTCTTCACTGCATATGGAACTGGTGGTGATACAAATGAAAGTATCAAGAGAGGACCTGCTGCGGTTCCTAAGGATTTATTTCCAACGGTTACAGCACCGCCACCTGTGCCAGGTCTTCAAGTGAATAATCCTGATATAGATAGAACAAATCTGTTGGCAATGCAATCTCCTGATGATGTTGCCGGTTCTACATTACTTGTCTTTGTTAATCAAGATACTATAATTACGTCTTAGGGGGGATAAATGGTAAGGAACTGGGCAAGACCTGCATCAATAACTGAATTAACATTAGGTGTTAACAATATAACTGATGGTCAATCCATAACTCTTTCTGGTGGATTTTTAGGATTTAAATATTTTGAATCTCTGTTGTCACCACATATTACTGCAAAATTAGTGGTAATTGATAGTGGATATTCTGTAACTGCTGGTGTTGGAGAAAGATCATTAAATTTGTTTTCTCTTGCCGAAGAACTGGTTGGTAATAAATTAAATATAACTCTTGAAAATGGATCTGGAAACATTTACAATGCAAATTCTAGTTTTTTAAATTTAGAACCAGATCAATATGCTCAATTAAAATTTGATTCAACTTATCCATTAGAAGTAACATCAGTTTCAGATGTTATGACAAAAGATAAGAAACAGATTTTAACAATTAACTTATGTTCCGAACCAGGTGCAAGAGATGCAACAATTAGAGTTGATAAAAAATATGATGGAAAAATTTCTGAGACGGCAAGAGCAGTCCTAACGGATACGCTTGAAAATGGTGGATTAACAGTTCCTGCCGAGAAAGCACCCGACAATGCCGTACATTTTACACCAACAAAAGATACATCCGCAGATTATGGTAATGGTAGATCACCTTTTGAATTTTTATTAGATTTATGCCCTAAAGCAGTTCCTGAAGTGCCAACTAATGCTGCTCCTGGATTTTTTATTTTTGAAACACAGGATGGATTTTATTTTAGAGGAATAGACTCTTTAATATCTGCAACACCATATCCAATCGCATATGTTTATAGAGATGTTGCAACTTTTTGCGATCAAAGTAATTTTAGAATATTGAAGTATGAATTTGTTAAACCTTCTGGTAATATGTTTTCACAGCAAGATTCTGGAATAAATTCTAAGAATGTTTTCATGAATCCAGCAACTTGGGAAACATCTGAGGTTGTTATCAAATCGGTTGACAAAATATTAAAGAGAATGGGTTCTGAGGAGTTAACTGATATCTATGAAGGCAAAGGTGAATTTTCTACAACTAATTTTCAAATTTTAAATTCGGGTAATTTTGCTGTTGGTATTGGATCTACGGTCAATAATGATCCCCTATTCTGGTATGCTGCGGGAAGAATGAGATATAATCTCATCTTTTCAAGGATGATTCAAATGGCTGTTCCGTGTAATCTTGAGTTGAGGGCAGGCATGGTTATAAAATGTGAATTCCCTGCATTGACAGATACACCACAAGAGGGTGTTTCAGACGAAAAAATAAGTGGTAAATATTTAATTGTTAACTTAGCACATGAATTTACTGCTGATCAACAAATTGGATCGTTAACACATTTGACAGTTGTTCGTGATACTGATGGTGTATATACTGTAGAGGAGGATTAATAAATGAATAAAGGTTTCTTTGGAAAAAGTCCTAAATTCTGGATAGGACAAGTTCCACCACTTCAAACTACGAATAAGACTGATCCCAATAGATGGGGTGATCGCGTTAAAGTAAGAATTATGGGGTATCATCCTTCAGAAGGAACAAAGTTACCTGATAGTCAACTACCTTGGGCACAGATTCTGCGTCCCAATTCGCATGGATCTCTAAATAAAGTATCAACTGGCATTGTTGGGGGTGAATTTGTATTTGGATTCTTTTTAGATGATGAATGCACTGAACCAGCTATAATTGGTGTTATGCCAAGAACTGGTGCCGATGTTGATATTTCTGTTAATGACGCAATACAACAGCAAAGCACAGGATTTAAAAGAATTGATCCATTCCATGGAACAATACAACCATCTAGTTATCAAATCGTAGCTGGAGAAGGATCAAGTTCACAACAACCTGCTCAGTTGCCAACGCAAGATTTCTTTAAGACGAATCCTAATACCTGATAACTATGACGACTCAGTCTAAAGCATTAATTGATGAAACCTCGATGGGAGGTAAAGAAAAAGAAGATGAGAAGTATGGTATCAAATACTATCAGACTGTTGCGTGGAATCTTGAGCAGATAGCAAAGGAAGAAATTTATAGTAAAGGTGATCCCTGTGATAGTAAAGGTGGATTATCTGATATAAACAGGAATCTACAAAAACTGTTTGTATTTTTGCGTGGAGTTCAAAAATACGGCAATTTTTATATCAATGGTGCAATTAATAAAGTTCAAAATTTAAAAAATACAATTAGTGCCATCACTGGTGCAATTGCTGGTGTTCTTAAATCTCTAGTTCAAAGATTAAGAAACTGGGTCTTGAATAAGTTAAAATCTCTTATTCTTGCAGCACTCGAATTGATCATGACTAATTTCTTGAGAACAATCAAGGAATCAATTGTTGCTGCTGTTGTTGATCAAATCTTCTGTTCTTTTGAGAAAATTATTGCTGGATTGTTTGGACTAGTTGGTGATTTCTTATACTCACTAATTGGACAAGTTATTCAAACTCCATTCTGTGCCGCAGAAAAATTTACAAATGCACTTATTAATCGTCTCACAAATGATATTGATAGAATCTTAGGACCAATTTTTGATAATATTAATGATATCCTCGGAGGAGTTGGTAAAATATTTGGTTCTGTTTCATCTGCCATTGATTTTATTCTTGGATTCCAAGGTTTCTTATGTGGTGGTCCAGAATGCCCAGAGGTAAAAGAGTTTTCACTACAGGGATGGGGTGGACCATCCAAAGCAGAAAAAGATAATTTTGCAAACTTTAATTTTGGTATTTCACCAAATTTCCCTGGAGAAATTTCCGCTGGTGCTAATGAGTGGATGGATAACTTCTTTGGTCCAGAAGGTAATCAAGCACAATCACCAGGACAGTGTTATACAGGTAACTTTGAGTGTGGAATACCTCAGGTTGTAATTTTTGGTGGTGGTGGGTCAGGTGCTGTTGCACAAGCAGTTGTTAATAATGTCGGACAAGTTATTGGAACTAACCTACTGAATGGTGGATCTGGTTATAAGTCACCACCGTTTGTTCAAATTGTTGATCCAGCAGGATGTGGAGCAGATGCCAGTGGTTTTGCTAATATGGCAACAGATGATGATGGATACGAAACTGGTGAACTATCAGGCATTACAATAGCAAACCCTGGAACTGGTTATGAGAATACCTATAATGGAGGTGCTCCGTCTATTACATCATTTTATGGAGCACCCAATCCATTAACAGTCAATAATTCCGTAACTTTGAATTGGAATGTTGTTAATGCTGATGAAGTCTCATTGCAAATTGAAGGATATACTGCTTTACCTTTAGTTGGCAGTGCAACTCTTCCTGTTATGGAAGATGATGTTATATTTGCACCAAATGAAACTCAAACAACAAAAACATTTACATTAAAAGCAACTAAGATAAATCAAGGTTCTTCCCCCCAAGTAGTAGAACAAACTTTCATTCTTACAGTTAATCAGGAAGGAGAATCCTCCGAGAATGTAAACACAGAAGCACCAGTAATTAGTTCTTTTACAGCATCAAATACGAATGTTGTCACTGGAGAACTCGTTTTACTGAGCTGGGAAACACAGAATGCAGAAACTGTCTCACTATCTGGTGCAGAAGAAAATAATTCTTTACCACTCAATGGTGCAATAACCACAGTAATACCAAATAATCTGAACTTTCCATCAGACGGATCTGGTGTTGCTCTGACATACACTCTAACTGCTGAAAACGATAATGGTATAGCATCACAAAATAATGGTTCTATTATTCAGACAACAACACAATCAATTACTCTAATTGCAACTCAAGGAACTCCACCAGATTCTATACCTGGTGTAAATCCACCAGAAGCAGATGGTGATGATGATATTGATGATGGTGATGGAACTGGTGGTGATGGTGATGGTGATGGAAATACTGCTGATGATACCACTGGTGGTGGTGGAACTAGTTCTGGTGGAGGAAATGTTTTAGATGATGGTGGAACCACTACAGGTAGTGATACGACCACTACATCTGGAACTGATGGAACTGGCGGAACAAGTGGAACAGGAAATAATGATGCTGTTGCCACAATTGATACTGTGGATATTATTGATACAGGAATTGGATATACTGATGGAGATACTGTAACTTTAGATGATGGTGATGGTGGATCATTCCAAATTGGTGTCAATAATCTAGGACAAATAGTTAGCTTTACTGTTTTGGAAACTGGATATGGATATACAAAAATTCCAACTGCAAGTGTTTCTAGTGCAGAAGGAATGGGTGCCAACTTTAGAGTAAACCTAAAGTTCACACCACTCAATGAATTCTTAAAAACTGGACAGGTTGTTGATCCAAATAAATTAGTTCAAGTAATTGATTGTATTGGAAATACTAGACCTAATATTGGATATGTTAATGGTGCTCCATATTCAGGTCCTTTCCATATTCATACACGAGCAGATGGAACAACTGTAAGAATGGTTGGTGTTAACCACACTAGTGAATTCCATGAAACCATTTATGATACCCTTGAAGAAAGTTTGGGACAAGTAAATCAAAGAATTGTTCAACCACAACAATCTACTACCACTACTACGACGACCACCACTACTACCCCAACATCTACATCTAGTAATACTACTACTACCACCACCACTACAACAACATCCACACCCCCATCTACTTCTTCTGGTAGTTCTAGTAGTGGATCTAGTGGTTCATCAGGATCTAGTGGTTCATCAGGATCTGGTGGCAGTGGATCATCAGGTGGCGGATATGGATATTGACAATAAATACTTAAAAATTTGATATTCGATGTCAAACGCACCAGATTATACAATTACTGCTAACCCACATGCTTTTATGCACTGTGGACCTGTCACGCATGAAGGAATTGATGATAAAAGAGATCTGACTATTATTACGTCAGCAAATAATTCTATAATTCACTCAAAGAGTGGAAACAAGAATGAGAGAATTCAAGGATTTAGTGCAGAAGTAGTTGCAATTAATGGTGATCCATCACAACATGGTGGAGTTGGTAAGGCAATCATTGCAAAATCTGGTGATATTGTATTGAATGCTGAAGCTGGTGACGTCTATATTAATGCCAGGAACATTTACTTCAATGCATCTGGAGAATCTGGACAAGGCAATATAATGTCTAAATGTAATGGATTTTATCAAGTTAGCACGGGTAGTGAATATAGATTATCTGCATCAAGAATGTGTATTGTGAGTGAAGGAAATATGAATTTTGTGGGTAATATGATGCTATCTGGAGATTTTAACAAAGGAAGTGCTGTTGCGAGTGCAGGATTTCTCTCTAAAATTTTATCTGGCCAGTGGTCAGATTTGATTACAGCACTTAGTCAATCTTGTAAGTAAGGAGAAATAATATGATTGATAAACTAGAACTAGGTAGTATTGATATTATGACACCACTTGGTGGTGGTGCATTACAATTACCCAATGGATTGTGGGAACCAGGATCACTTTCTGCACACAAGGGTCATTTTGGTGCAGGTGCAACTGCAATTCCATTCACAGCATCATTGGTTGCTGGACCATCAATAACTTCTCCACTTACGTTTAATTCAATTGGTTTGAATAATCATGTTGGAATTTACAATGTAACTGGATCGCATATTAAGATTGGTGCGAATTTATCTTTAGGTGCTTTAGAAGCATCATATAATGCAATTTCTCAAAAAATTACAGGATTATTCTCAAAAATTGTTCCAGCAGTAAAAGAAGTTACACCAGCATCAGGTAATGTTTCTCCCTTTGGATCTTTAGCTGGTTTTTGGAATTATAATGGAAAACCTTTAGATTTACTACACATTCACTCTGATATCAGATTGAAGAAAAATATTAAGAGATTGGATGATCTAGAATCTTTAAATTTATTGATGGAACTTAATCCAGTTTCATATGAATGGAAAGATGATATTCCAACATCTCTTACCAAAAATTATCCTGAAGGTAGACAAATTGGTTTAATTGCACAGGAAGTTGGTAAGTATATACCATCGGTGGTAAAAGATGAACCATTATATGATAAAATATATAAAGGTGTTGATTATGGTAGACTTACCACATTATTAATTGGTGCAGTTCAGGAGCATCAAAAAGAAATTAAGAGTTTGAAAGAAAGAATTACAGTATTGGAGGGTTCATAAATGGCAATTGATGATGCACTAAGAAGACAAGGTATTGATATATTAGAATCAGAGCAAGTAGAATTAGATGGTGCTTTTGAAAAACAATCTACAGAAAGCGCACCAACTGCTCTAGAATTTGATAAGATTGAACAAACGGAGGATGGAACTTGGTCACAATCTAAGTATACACCAAAAGAAACATTTTATGATGAGGATATTGTTCCTCAAAAAGAAAGAGAGATAAAAAATAAAGCAGATGTGCTCCAACGTCTCTGTAGAGAAGTTGACAATAAAGTGATGAACTTTAACAATCAAATCAATGCTAAGAAGCAAATAATTGTCAACTTATCAACAGAAGCAATAAATGGAAACTGCAACCCAGGTATTGCCCAAAGCACTACGGGAACACCTGGAGAAGTTGGTTACACAACATCGTTAGTAACTAACACAACTATTAATAATGATGTTGAATTTGTAAAGACATACGATAAGATGGCAGGTCCTGGATATGATCCTGGAGCAACAAATCCATTTGATCCTGACAGAACGGTTCAATTAAATTCATCATACTCTGGATATGGATATAAAAATGTAAGAGATAATGTAGAATTTAGAAATACGTCTAACGTTGCAACTGGTGTAAATACTGATGGTAGTGGATCTAATATTGGAATTGGTAGATTTGATCTAACAACTACAGTATCATCACACCAAGCAGGAATTCCACTTGTTGGTTATACTTACAATGGTGCAGGAGTTGCTCCAGCAACTGATACTAGTGTAACTCCTGCTAGATGTGTTGCTATTGCATCGAGTATTGATACAATCTATCAAGAGATTATTCAACTTAGAAAAGATAGGGATTCTCTCCGTGGAGCACTCAATAAGGTTAAAAAGAATAAGTCTGAGAAAGAATTAACCCATTGGGGGATGCAAAATACAAAAACAGAATCTACCAGAAGAAGAAAATCAAATAAGACTGCTATTCAAGCTCTTAAAGTTCTAGATGTTGAGGAAGATGCTACCGCATTACCAGAAGGTCTCGTGCTTGATTTAGATGCATCAAACAATTCTTCTTACTTTGGAACTGGAACTATTTGGTATGATTTAGCAGAAAGCACGGATGTTCCTGGTAATGATGCAGATCTCGTAGGTATTTCAACTTTTATTGAAAGTAAAGTTACGGTCTTACAGAATCATTTTCAACTTGATGGGGATAATGATCATGTAAACTTTGAAGCACCAAATATTGATGCGAATACAACAACAGTAACGGTTGAAGTTCTAGCACAAGTTCATATTGATACTCATATTGAAGATACTAATGGATATATGATCTTTGGTTGGGATGAGTATAGTGTATGGACGGGACCTGTTATTGGTGATGGAACACAAATAGCACTTGGATTTAATACAGGAAATGGTGATTTATATGGATTATCATCGTCAAGAGTTGAGCAATTAGGTATCAATAAAGATGATGGACCAACAGATCCAGATCATGATACATTACCTGGACAATGGACACATTACATTTTTGAAATGAGAAAGGATGTTTCCTATACAAATAATAAAATTTATATTAATGGAAATCTTCAATCAGCATTAGAAGTAGTTCGTGCTGGTAATGGTGAAGATTCCACGGAAAGAAATTTTAATCCTGCGAACTATGGGCAAGGAAGGATTTCTGGAAGGAGATTTGATACTAATTACAGAATACCAATGGAAATCTCGTTGTTCCGTGTCTATAACAAGGCACTAACGCAGGAAGAGGTCACGGAACGTTATGATGCTGTCAGTGGACGGTTCGTCAACTGATACAGTTGACACCCTGGGGGAGATGCCCTATAATTACAAGGTAATCAAGGGAACACCCCCCAATGAACACCGAAACTTTTGTTCAAGGCGTAGTGATCGATATTTGCACACGCACATTTCTTCTTCTCAGTGATCAGGGAGATGAAAAGATTGTAGAGTGTGAAACTACCGAACAATTTATGAACGTGTTGGAGTGTTGCACCTCCCACCTTAATGATGATCAAATTGAGTATGCTGATCTGGCAATTTATGGAAAGGAGAGTTAATGGAAGTATTCACCCTCAAAGAATGGGAAGACAATTTTGATGAACTCTTCGCAAGAGTTGAAAATGGAGAGCACATAGGTATTGTGCGAGAAGATGGTTCAGCGGCAGTATTCATGCCAGCAGATGATGAACTGCTTCGAATATACACAGAAGACAATAACGAAGCGCAGTAATCATCTGGGACTGTCGCCTAAAGGTAAAGGCCCTCTGCTTATAACGGAGTGATCTGGGTTCAAGTCCCAGCAGTCCTATTTGCTTCCTTAGCAATCTGGTGAATGCAGCAAACTCATAATTTGCCTAAGGAGAGTTCGATCCTCTCAGGAAGCACCTAAGCGAGTGTGGCGGAATCGGTAGACGCACCAGACTTAAAATCTGTTGGGAGTTAATCCCGTGGGGGTTCAAGTCCCCCCACTCGCACTAAATACCTAAAAAAGAAGTATCATGAAGAACACTTTTGAAGTTGGTTCATCTTTTGTGTGGTACAACGACGAGAAAATTGTTGTAAAGATGTACTTCTTGAATGATATCCCTTTTACTTTTGATGAGATGCCAGATGGTCATCTATGGGACCAGGATTTAGTTAGAGAAGCAAACGGAAATAGAAGTTTTGAAGTAGAGGACGTTTATAGAGGTTCTAATTATCTTATCATGGAAGGATGCCATCCTTGCTTTGACAATATTGATATTTCTAACCCCGAAGTATTACCAGATGACCTTCTGTCATATTTTGATGAAGAAGATTTAAGGGGATAAATAAAACATAGAAATACAATGGTTGTCAGAATAAGATGCCACTCAATAAGTTAGAGAATTTTATCAAGAATACAGAAGGTCGTATTCTTTATGTAAATCCGAATGACCTTGATGCTACTGATGGTATCGAGAATGCGGGTAACTCCTTAACAAAACCCTTTAAAACTATTCAAAGGGCACTAATTGAATCCGCAAGATTTTCATATTTAAGGGGCGATAATAATGATATAACTGAAAAAACCACAATTCTTTTATATCCTGGGGAACACCTAATTGATAATAGACCTGGATATGCAATTAAAAGTGTTGGTGGCACCCCTACAACTGTATCTCCCAGTGGAGCAGAATCTTTTGCTGGTAGTGAATTAACACTAACACTAGATTCTAATTTTGATTTAACACAAGAAAATAATATTCTTCACAAGTTTAATAGTATTAATGGTGGTATTATTATACCTCGTGGTACCTCTATTGTTGGTCTTGACTTAAGAAAGACTAAGATTAGACCAAAGTATGTTCCAAACCCAACGGATGAAACTGTAAAATCCAGTGCTATTTTTAGAATTACTGGTGCCTGCTATTTCTGGCAATTCTCTATCTTTGATGGAGATGAGAGCGGAACTGTATATACCGATCCTGTTGATTTTTCTTCTAATAATCGTTCAAAACCAATATTCTCTCACCATAAACTCACTTGCTTTGAGTATGCTGATGGTGTCAATCTTCCAACTGGTTATGATCTGACAGATCTTGATATGTATTACGCTAAGTTGAGTAATGCATATAACAAAGCAGCTGGCAATAAAGATATTGATCAAAAATATCCAACACAACCAAATTCGTTTGCAAAACAAAGACCTGAATGGGAAATTGTTGGCGCATTTGCTGCTGACCCAATTACTATTTCGTCTATCATTTCTGGAGATGGTGCAACTCCTGGTAATGTGGTTACTGTTACTACATCAATTCCGCATGGATTCAGTGCTGGAACACCCGTCAAAATTCGTGGAATCAATGTAAGTGATTATAATATTTCCACGAAAGTTACGAAAATTATAAGTGATAAAGTATTCGCATATTCATTATCTAATGTAAGAGCGAACTTACCTGCTGGTCCTGGTGCTGGTCTTGCACCAGGTGCAAATGCAACTGCCACTATTGAAACTGATACCGTAACTGGTGCATCACCATATATCTTTAATATCTCCTTACGTTCTGTTTTTGGTATGCAGGGTATGCACGCCGATGGAAGCAAGGCAGATGGTTTCCGTTCAATGGTTGTTGCACAGTTTACTGCTGTATCTCTCCAAAAAGATGATCGGGCATTCGTTAAATATAATCCATCAAATCGGACTTTTGATAGTATTGGTATCACCAAAGTAACCGGTTCTAAACTTTCTTCAGAATCATCAGCAACTAACGATAAATTTGTTTATCACTTAGATTCTGATGCTGTTTATAGAGAAGGTTGGAAGACAACTCATATCAAGATGACCAACGATGCCGTTGTTCAGATTGTTTCAGTCTTTGCTATTGGATTCCACAAACACTTCGAAGCAGCAAGTGGTGGTGATGCATCCATTACCAACTCTAACTCCAACTTTGGTCAATTCTCATTGGCAGCAGACGGATTCAAGCCAGATGCATTTGATAAGGATGATAAGGGTTATGTAACTTCAATTGTTGCACCTAAAGCAATCTCTGGTGAGGAAATTAATGTTGAATGGGTTCAGTTTGATGTTGATAAAATTAAGAGTACATCAAATGAACATCTATATCTCTTAGGATATACTAACGAAGATATTCCACCCCCAGTAATTTCCCAAGGTTACAGAATTGGTGCAAGAGAAGGTGAAAGAATTTATCTAGATGCTGATGGTAATAGTGCTAGAGTCTTGATGACCAATGGTCCTATTACATCATCTAATCCTCAAGTTGATGGAACTGACTCCTCAGTTAAGCGTTATGATAATGTAACTCTTCAAAATAATGCAGAGGGAACAGTTTATACTGTTGGTTCTCACAACTTACAGAATGGTGAGTCAGTTAGAATTTTCAGTGAAACTGGTGACTTACCAGAGGGTCTTGAAGAAAATGTGGTCTATTTTGCGGTCACAAACGCTAAAAATACAAATCTTGACTCAACACAAATTCAACTTGCATCTTCAAGAACTAATGCAGAAGCATTAGATGAAGTTACTCTTGTAAATTATGGTGGAGAACAACTTAGAGTTGAAAGTAGGGTATCTGATAAAAAAGCAGGTGAACTTGGTCATCCACTCCAATTTGATCCTAATGTGGGACAATGGTGTATTCATACTGATGCGGACAGTGCTTTAGAAGCATATATTAAAACACTACAAGTTCCTGATACAGAAATTTCTTATTTTAAGAGAATAGAGGATGAGAGAAGTCTGGATGAGAAACTTTACAAGATTCGTTATGTTGTTCCAAAGAATCTTATTAACGGAAGAGATCCTATTCCAGGATTTGTTCTTCAAGACTCTAGTTCTACAAATGTAAGACAAGACTCCGACTTTAATGCTATTAGCATTGATACTAGTGACTATGATTTCAATCGTAATGTTAGATTCATTAGTTCTTGTACTTTTGACTCTGGTACATCTACAATAGAAATCAGATCAGAGAAACCACATGGATTGAAAGTCAACGATAAGATTTTCGTTGAGAACGTAACCAGTACAACTAATACACCTGGTACAAAGAATATTGGTTATAATGGCACATTTAGTGTTGAGACAGTAACTAACGATAAAGTATTTTCATTTGATAGCACTGATGTTTTTGGAACTTCTCATAATCCAGGAACAATTACAAATGATACTGATACTGCATCAAATCAACTTCCCAGATTTACAAGAAAAGATGTTAAGAAAAACTATTACATCTATCGTGTAGAGACAATCAAGAGTTATGTAAAAAATGTAGATGATGGCATTTATTATCTGTATGCGTTGAATGCTGATGCATCATTGCCACAAGAATTTGTTAATGATAAGTACAGTCAGAATGTAACAAACCTCTATCCACAGTTAGATAGAGATAACTTTGAGGATAATCCACCAGCAGCAAAAACCTTTGCTAAGAGATTTCCTCTTGGTGATGTTGTAACTAATGACCTGAAGAGAAGTCTCACTAGAGAGAATACTGATATGTTCTTAGACACCTTTGGTGTCGGATTTAAAATTAGCAGTATAAGTGGAACAACACCCGCAGAGACTTTAACATTTGATAGACAACATAATTTAAATAAACTTGTAAAATATAATAATCTTTCTGGCGGTAGTGGTCACGTTGATGGCACTTACAGAAATGTAAGATTGTTCAATGACAATTCTGCACCTGCTTCTGCTGTTTGGGATGGTGCAACTGCTGATGTTACTGTTAGTAGTGGTGCAGTCACCGCTGCCTCTATTGTAGAGGGTGGTTCTGGATATACTAGTGGTGAAACATTATATTTTGATAGTAGTCATATTGGTGGTGCACCTAATGCAAACGTAACTACTAATGTTGCTGGTATTTCAACAGCAGAGCATAACTATGTTCAAGTTACTGGTATTGGTACTACTGCTGGTGGATATTTCCGTGTCAATTCTACCATCAATAGCACGACAGCGGTTTCTATTGCTAAGACTGCTGGTGACCCAATATCTGCTAAGGGTCAGATTGTACTGAATCTTGGTATTGCAATGAAAGTAACTCAGGTGAGTTACACTGCGGCAACAGGTATTACTAGATTTACTACCGCCGCAGGTGGTGCTGAAGTAAGGCATGGACTCTTAAAAGGAAATAGCTTTAGAATCCTTGATAATCAAAATAATAATCTTGGTGATTTTACAGTTTCTGCCAAAATTAATCGCCAAGTATTTGAGGCAAAAACTGATAAGGAACTTTCCACAACTGATTTCTTCTATATTCTAAAGCATGGCATGTCTGCCAACGATGCATCAGCAGATGCATCTGGTGAAAACTTTGGTGCTAGAAACCTTGTATTCTATGATAATGAGCAGATTCAAATTACAAGTGATATTACAACAGAAGAACAATTCCAAATTTATCGTCCATCTCCAGCACCATATCTATTAGAAGATGTTCCTGTGAGATTCCCACTTGGATGTTATATTCAAGTAGATAATGAAATCATGAGAATTAGGAGCAATGCTCTTTCTGGAACAGGTACTGATGAAATTCAAGTCATTCGTGGTGCAATGGGTACGCTCATTGAATCACATGCTGAAAATTCAGTAGTTAAGAAGATTAAATTGCTTCCTATTGAATTCCATAGACCATCTATTCTTCGTGCTTCTGGTCATACGTTTGAATATCTTGGTTATGGACCTGGTAACTACTCAACGGGTCTGCCACAGGTTCAAGTCAAGACCTTGACTGAAGATGAAGAGTTCTTATCACAATCTCAAGAAACATCTTGTGGTACTGTTCTCTACACTGGTATGGACAGTGACGGTGACTTCTATATTGGAAACACCAAGTATTCTTCACAGTCTGGTGAACAGACTGTATTTGATGTTCCGGTTCCAACAATTACTGGTGAAGATCCAAACAGACTCAGTGTTGTCTTTGATGAAGTAATTGTTAAGGAAAGAATTCTGGTTGAAGGTGGTTCATCACAGCAAATCTTATCGCAGTTTGATGGTCCTGTAACCTTTAATGCTGATACTAGATTTAATGCTCAACTGGTTATTAATGATAAGTTGAGAGTCACTGACACTGTTGACTTCAGAAGCTCTAATAATGCAACATCCTGTGATGATTCTAATGCTGCTCTGAGAGTGAAGGGTGGTGTTGGTATTGGTTCAGATTTATATGTTTGTGGAAATACTGATATTGATGGAACACTAAATGTTCAAGAAGCTGCAACATTCCAGACAGGTATTGTTCCTGATGCTGATGAAGGTGCATATCTTGGTACTAGTGCTTTACCATGGAGTGAAGCACATATTGATGAGATTATAATCGGTTCAACTAATAACACAGTAACCACAGCAACTGGTAAGCTAGTTCTTGATTCTAATGGAGGAACAGTTGATATTAACGATCAACTAAAAGTTTCTGGTATTACTACATTTACAAGTACTCAAGATAACACAATTGGTGATGTAAACACTGGTGCCGTTCAATTAGACGGCGGTATGGGTATTGCTGGAAATCTGTCAGTTGGTGGTAATCTTGATGTTGATGGTGATACAACACTTGATAAATTAACTGTTTCTTTAGATATCAATGCTGATGGAAATATTGTAGGTGATAACTCCACAAATATTTCTGGTATTAATAAAGTAAATGCAACTAATTTTGAAGGTTCCTTAAAAGGAGATGTGGAGGGTGACTTAGATGGCACTGCTAAGAAAATCGAGATAACTAACACTACCACTAGTGGTACATATTATCTAACCTTCACTAATAATCATGTAAATGGCGATTATGCTTTATTATCGAACGATCGCTATTATGTAACTCCAGGTAGTAACGCAGCAGCATCAGAACTTAGAGTTAGAGGAGATATTATTGCATTTGCTGCTGCTGCTTCTGACGATAAACTAAAGACTAACAAGATTAATATTACTGGTGCTCTTGATAAAGTAAATTCACTTACTGGATTTACTTTTGAATGGAATGAAGTTGGTAATAAAATTCTTGATTTGGGCGATAATCCTGGAAGACAACTTGGTGTTTCTGCACAAGAAGTACAAAAAGTTCTTCCAGAGGCAGTTAAACCTATCGTCACCGATAGGGAAGAAGAATTCCTTTCGGTCAAGTATGAAAAACTTGTCCCACTTCTGATTGAAGCAGTTAAGGAACTCTCCGATAAAATTTCTGCTCTTGAAGATAGACTAAATAACTAGAAAAGCATCCCTAAGAGATGGCGAATATCAGAAAGCAGTTTAATTTTCGTAATGGTGTTCAAGTTGATGATGATAATCTAAATGTAACTCCTACAGGTTTGGTCGGAATCGGTACAACGCTTCCGACAGAATCCTTACATGTAAATGGCAATGCCAAAATTGTTGGTTTTGCATCTTGCGGCACTATCTTCGTAGAAAGTTTAGAAGCAACTTCTGCTACCATTGAAACTATCAACTTAAATACCACCATAGGTTCTGTTGTTGGTGGTGGTGTCAGTATTGTTTCTGGTATTATCACAGGTGCTGATTCTGGTATTGTAACATACTTTGGTGATGGTGGAAACTTACTGAATCTTCCAACATCTCAATGGGTAGATGTTGATTCTGGTGTTGGATATACTTCAATCTATGCTGCGGGTAATGTAGGAGTCGGAACTATAGTTCCTGCATTTACCTTCCAAGTTGCTGGAAATCAAGATATTTCCGTTGAAGGATTTGCTGGTGGTGTGGGTATAAGTTCTGATGGTGATGTTCTGATTACTGGTGTTACCACATCAGGCAAATTTGTTGGTATCGGTTCAGACTTAACTTTATTAAACGCAAATAATATTTCTTCTGGAACAATATCTGCTTCCAGACTTCCAGTTCTTTCATCCAGCGCATTAGATTCTAATCAAAGTCTTGGCATAGTAACTGTAACTAAACTTGATGCTGATAATATCGTAGCAGATTCTGTACTAGTTTCTTTAGCATCTACATTCAGCAGTGGATTAACTGTAACTGGAGATCTTGTTGCTACTGCCACCACAGCAAAAGGATTGGTTGATAGTCCTGGCATTGCAGTAACATCAATTAGTGCAACAGAAATTACCACAGATACTATTATAGCAGATTCTGTGCTCGTTTCTTTAGCATCTACATTCAGCAATGGATTAACTGTAACTGGAAGTCTTGTTGCTACTGCTACTACAGCACAAAGTCTTACTACTGATTCTGATGTAGATATCAACGATCTTACAGTTGGCGTTGCAACTGTATCCACAAGACTTGTTGCTGATACTGATGTTGGAATTGGAACTTCAGCACCACCGGATAAACTTTCAGTTTATGGTGGAAATGTAAAAGTTTATAGTGAAACTGACATATCTACTATCTCCATTGGAAGTTCTGTAGACAATACTGGACATAATGGACAACTTAGATATGGAAATAATATTGGACTGTTTGATTATAGTACAGCAGCATCATTTGACTTAATAAATCATGGTTATGGCAATTTTAATTATTACTTAGATGCTCAAGAATCTGCTCCAATAGGGATTAAAACTGGAGATTTTCACTGGTTCCATAAAACATCTACTGAATTGATGACGCTTACCTATGATGGTAAATTAGGTATTGGTAATACTCAACCAGAAGTAAGACTTCACGTTACTGGATCTTCTAAGTTTGCAAATGACGCAACATTTGAGCAGAATTTAAATGTTGATGGAACTCTCTCTGCTTCGACATTTTCAATAGAATCTGTTACTGCTGTTGACATGGTGGCAACGGGCGTTGTTACTGCAACAAAGTTTAATGGCCTTCTTGAAGCAGATAGTAATAATATCATAGATGGTGTTGACTCAGAGTTCATACATGTACAAGAAATATTAGCAGTAGGATCTGCTTCTACATCAAATCCAATAAGTTCTGGTAAACTTATTATTGGTGATTCTGATGATAGAGTATTCGTTACTAACGGTGGTCAGATTGGTATCGGAACTATCAGTCTGAGGACAAATCCTGATAATTCAGATACTGATGAACAGTTCACAATTGTTGCACTAGATCGAACTGCTGGACTGGGTGCGGTTGGTGTTGGAACAACAGCACTACAATCTCTTGTTGACTTCTCCTCAGTTGGTGTTGGTAGAACTGAAATTTTTACAGTAGAGCAACCAGATGTTGCAAAGATGAGATTTATGCTTCCACCAAAAATTAGTACTGATGAAAGAGCGGGATTAACCACTGTTTCGGGTGCAACAATATATAATACAACGACAAATAAACTGCAAGTTTATACGGGAACTGCCTGGGAGAATTTACACTGATGGCAATAAAAAATAGTAATCAAGGTTCTATTTCTTTTTCCGAAATAAAAAATGAGTTTGGTGATTCAAACGGCAGTACTGCTGGAATTTCATTAGGCAATTATAGAGTCAGTGAATCTTATGGTGAAATGTCAAATATGCCATTAGATGAAGGTATGCCTCAATCTGGTGCTATTGGAATGTCAGACTTTTATGGCAAAAAACTGAATATTGTCGTAAATTATTATAGTGGTGGTACAGAGCATTTACCAGAGAATGGAAAACAAAGATATAAAAAACAAGGACATCCTCAGTCAGAGTGTGTAGGTGAATTCAAAGCTCCACCTCAACAAACTACTGGAAGTAAAGTATGGATTCATGTTAATAAAACTATAGGAAGTTCAGGTGCACAACAATCACAGGATGTTTGTGCATTTAAAACTGGTAACTGGCAAGGTAATACTGATTTAAGAGTTCATGTTGGGAATGAAGGATATATTAGAGGTAAAGGTGGAACTGGTGGAAGTGGCGGTGATGGTGGAAGTGAAACTGGACAAACGGGATCTCCGGGATCATCCGCGATTGGTATTCAATACTCCAACGGAACAACTATTTTAACTAGTGGTAATGGCGCAATCGCTGCTGGTGGTGGCGGTGGTGGTGGCGGTGGTGGTGCCGCACGACAAGAAGATAGAGGTAATGACCGCAAAGCGGGTGGAGGAGGTGGAGGAGGTGGTTTCGGACTACCTATTGGTGATGGTGGAGAAGGTGGCACTGGTGAGGGAAGATACGCTAGTGGCGGTGGGGGTCAGCAGGGAACGGTCACATCGCAGGGACAAGGAGCTGCTGGTGGTGGCGGTGGTGATAATGATGGTGAGGCACGCGCTGGTAGCGGTGGAAGAGGCGGAGTAGCAGGCGCTGTTGGACAAACTGGCGGTGATGGTTCTGGAAATAAGAATGAAGGTGAAGGTGGACAAGGAGGTGCTGGTGGAAATTGGATAAGAACGGGTGGTAACAGTGTTCAAAGTCAAGGTTGGCAGGGACAATCACAAGGACAATATAGTTCTGGAACCGTAGCATAAATAATAAAAAATTGAATTTTTATTATGCAACCCGATTTTATTCAAAGGTATACTGACGTATACTCCATGGGGGAGTGTAAGAGAATAATAGATGAAATAGAATTTTTGCATAATATTGGACAACTTTCTAAAACTACAGACGAAGGTAGTCCACGTCACATTCAAGATCATCTGGTTTTTAACTTTGCAAATAATCTAGATTATTCTTTAGAAAATGGTTGTACTATAACAAGTTTATTATTGAACAAACTTGGTACATGTCTTCAACACTATCTGAAAATGTATAGTGTTTTAGATAGATCAAAATTCCTAGCATATGACTGCAAAGTCAAAAAAATATATCCAGGAACAGGATTTCATAATTGGCACTATGAAAGTGGAGAATATTTTACTACTGGTAGAAAATTAGTAATGCAAGTTTATCTAAATGATGAATTTGAGGGAGGAGAAACAGAGTTTTTATATTATAACAAAAGAGAAAGAGCAGAAACAGGTAGTGTTTTAATATTCCCATGCGAATTTACACACACTCATAGAGGAAATCCCCCTATTGGTGGCACCAAATATCTTGCCACAACATGGGCATGGTTACAAAACGAAGAATGAAATTGAGAAATTATCCTATGGAAACTGTAAATGTTGAAGCACATTATAATCCATTTCCACACTTAATTATTCGTAATTTTTATAATCAAGAGGAGTTGGATTTAATTTGGGAAGAGTTAAAGTTTTATACAAAACCAGGAAAATTACTTTCTGCTAAAGATTATTATGGAGTTCCTGACTATACAAATGCTAAAGCATTGCTTTTAGATGATATCTATCTTAATCATGAAGGAAAAGATAAACCAAACTATAGAAAATTATCAAATATTTTAACTGTCAATAGAAAAGTATTTGATCCAGATATTTTAAGTGTTCTTGAAACATTACATCCTTGTTGTGCTAGAGCATCCAAGTCAACGTGGGATGTTACAAAGGTTAGATATTATCATGACAGTGAGTACTATGATCCCCATACTGATATTAGTATGAATTTTTTAGCATTTTCCTATTTTTATAAAGAACCCAAGAAATATACAGGTGGTGAATTATATTTTCCAGAATATGATTATGAATTTGATTGTGAAAATAACTCAATAATAATCTTTCCAGGTTGGGTAAAACATGGTGTTAAAAAGGTAAGTATAGCAAATTCTGACTACTTTGAGGGTTATGGTCGTTATGCTATTACATCATTCTTCGGATTCGGAAAGCAGACTTGACATAATACTGAAATATCAGTAGAATATCTTTGTTAAGGTTGATAGATGAGAAGTATTGAGCTCTTTCCGGTAACAATATTCCAAACACAAGTAGAAAATAATAATCTACTAAAGAGTATCTTGGTTAAAGATATTCTCAATAGTGTTAAGAATCTTGAGATACCTGAGACTTGGATTACCAATAAAATACTGACTTCTTTTACTGAAAAATCTAGTATTATTCAAGACAATAAATCTCTACTAGAAAAAACTTATCTAGATTCTATCACTGAGATTTTTGATAGAGAAGTAGAACTAGATATTAAAAATATATGGTATAATGTTTATCTAAATGGTGAATATCAAGAAGAACATGACCATCTAGGTGGGATATTCAATCAAACACATTTTTCTTTTATTCATTTTCTGTGTTATGACGAACGAGATCATAATCCACCAGAATTTAAAGATCCATTATCACAACTTCGTAATCTAAGTCTTGAACTAGATTCTAACAACTGGGGAGAAATTTACGTTCCAAAGATTCGTGAAGGAGATTTATTGATGTTTCCTTCTTATCTACAACATTCTGTTCCTGCTGGTAAGAAAACATCCTATCCCAGAATTACACTATCATTTAATATATCGATAACCAGATATGGAGAAGACACTAGAAGTAATTGATGATTTCTTTATTCCTAATGATTACTTGAATGTTGTTAAGTATTGTAGTGGTGCTGATTACTATTGGGGAGAAAGAGATGATAAGAAATTTATTCCAACAGGAATGGTTCATGAGATTTATGATTATGAAGATACACCTGTAAAAGAAAGTAATCGGTGGATTTATGATTTGTTCTTGGAAAATACAAATCATTTGTGTCCGAACTTAAAATTGTATCGGATGTATGTCAACTCATTTGCACCAGGAGAAAATCCATATTTTCACACTGATAGTACAAATAGTGAAGATCTTACATTCTTATACTATGTACCAAGTGCAGACTGGGACATCAATGATGGTGGAGAAACTCAATTCTACTATAAGGGTGACATGATTGGTGTGATGCCTGTGCCAAATCGGATGGTTTATTTTGATGCCACCATCCTACACAGAGCAACGTCGTTTCGTGACCGATGGAGATGGACTGTAGCAATTAAATTCAGTAAGATGGACGGTTGGTAAATTGGCACATGGGTCACGTTGACCCATCACACCATGCTATAATTACGTCAAGTTCAAAAGGCAACCGTGACCATCACCCTTCGCCCCCATCAGCAAAATGCTCTGGAAGCGATGCAAAAGTACAACAAAGGTCAGGTTATCATCCCTACGGGTGGTGGCAAGACCATTTGTATGATTGAAGATGCAAAGCGTCAGATTGATGCTGATGGTTCTACTACGATTGTTGTGGTTGCTCCTCGTATCCTGCTTGCAGAACAACTCTGCAAAGAATTTCTGGAATTGATTGATGATGCTGCCGTTTATCACGTTCACAGTGGTGAGACTGAACACTTTAGCAGCACAAAACCTGCATTGATTGCAAACTGGCATCGTCAAGCATATCGCAATCAACTTATCTTTACCACCTATCATTCTCTACATAAAGTACAGGAGTCTGGTATCAATGTCGATTGTATCTACTTTGACGAAGCACACAATTCTGTGCAACGTAACTTTTTTCCTGCTACTGAGCACTTCAGTAACACTGCTGACCGTTGCTACTTTTTTACTGCAACTCCAAAGCACTCTGTTACTATCTTCAAACCTGGGATGAATGATGGTGCGGTGTATGGGCAGGTTATCTGCAATGTTCCTGCACCTAAGTTGGTTGAAGAAGGTTACATTCTTCCTCCCAAAGTTGTGATTCAGCAACTTCCTCAAGGTGATTTGAAACAGTCTGATGACAAGAATTTGTTGGATACTATTGATGCAAACTCCCTCAATAAGATCCTGATTGCTGCACGTTCTACAAAGCAGATTGTGCGTATGGTATCACAAAGTGATTTCTGCCACGAGTTGAAACAACGTGGTTACAACTGGATGTATATCACGTCAAAGACTGGTGCTGTCATCAACGGTGTCAAAGTTTCCCGTGAGGAGTTCTTCAAGACTCTGAATCAGTGGGGACAGGATGATACTCGTTTCGTAATTATGCACCATTCTATTCTCTCCGAGGGTATCAATGTCAAGGGTCTAGAAGCAGTTCTGTTTATGCGTAATATGGACTATATTGGTATCAGTCAGTCAATCGGTCGTGTGATCCGCCTTGGAAACTGTCACAAGACGTTTGGACTGGTCTGCGTTCCAGTGTATGATAAGGTCGGTATCGGCACCGCCAGGTCTGTTCAGGCGGTTGTTGATACTGTGTTCCAACAGGGTGAACCTGCTATTTCAGTTGTACGCCGATGATTGACTTCAACACATTTGAATTGGATCGTCTCTCCAAACTGTTAGAGACGCTTCAGGACTACACTGATAATAATCTACGCTTTCCTAAAGCAGGAGAACTTGTAGAGAAAGCATATGCTGAGTACAGTAATGGACTTCTCACTCGTGTCAATCTTCCTGGTGTTGATTTGATTGGTCCTGGCGGCACAACTTATGAGTCAAAGGTCACTCAATTCAAGAACAAATCGCAGATTTCTGTGAGATCTTTGATTCTTAAAAATCGTCGTGCTGCTAAAGACTATGAAGATAAACTTGCTGATTACTTTATCATTACTGATGTAAAGAGAGGTAAAGCATGTTGCATCCCCTCCTCTGAACTTTATAATTTCAAAGATAATGGTGCGGTGATGACTGCAAGTGCCGATCCTGAAGTGTCTGACTTCTTTCTAACAGGTTTTAATTTTCTTGAAGGTCGCGAGCAGACACGGGATTACTTTAAGGAATCTGAAGATTTTGACCTGTCCTTCATCAGATCTCTCTGATCTCTGCTATAATTAAAACACCGAAAGGAAACCAACCATGAAGTGCAAAGTCCAACTGTTCAAAGCAGGCACCTTGTTTGAAGAGGTTGTCATTGCTCGCGACTATCAGGATGCTAAAAAAGTTGCCACTGCCCGTAATCCTGGTGCTCAAATTGTAAGCGTCACCGCTGTATTTTGATGGGATTTCTTAAACCTTTTATTCCATTTCCTACTATTCTTGATCCTAAACCCAAACATCCACTAGGTTATGTAACTAATGACGGACTCTGGGCTGCAATTCCTTGTGGAAAGAAGTTCGTCATTATACATAATGGCAGTCAAGTAGTAACTCTTAACACTTACAAACAATCCGTTGATTTTATCAACAACCAAAGGAAAACCATTAAAAAGAAGTCAAAAAAATGACCGATAAACACGAAAAACGACGCGATGCACTTGGTCTCTTTTATGAGAGTGTTCTCAAACCAGATCATCAACTTCGTCAATGTGCTCACAATCAAGAGTGTTTTAATGAGTTGATGGAATGGAGAGATGAAATTGTCAGATATTTGGATGAAAGAAGGAATCGGGAGTTTCACTAATGGATTCTCCTCACATAGTCCTATTTGGGACATTTGCGGTAGTAGCATACTTCATTTTAACAGATGAAAATGTTGCTGCCGCTTTTGTGTATGTACTGAAGTTAGTATCTACTAACATTAGACGCCACTGGTGGTGGTTATTGAATAATCCTAAGAATCCTGTGGTAAAATACTTTATATACCGTCATTCTATGCACTTGGCAAAAGAATTGGTGGAAGAAATAAATAAAAACAAACATACATAAGTCTATGTTATCAACACAATACCGTTTGCGATTAGAATTTATCTGTAAATGTATCGCTAACGGTGAAGAGGTAAAACTTGATGATATGATTTGGGCTGAGAAGTTGTCTAAGGCAAATACTTCTGCTCGTGAAATGCTTAGAAAGGCACGTCGTGCCGCTGCTAATCCTGATATTCAGGAGGGAAGTATGGATGATTTTATGAATAAGATGGGATTAGGAGACCCCGACCCATCCAATCACAGAACGGGGTTTGATGGTGCTGATGAAATCGTTGATTGGTTTCAACGTGATAAACCTGATGATTGGAGGCAACGTGACTGAAAAGCAAATTCCTTGGAGCAAATTACATGAAATAGCAGACGCATTAGGTGGTAAATTAGTTCACATCACCTGTGTAGATCATACTGGTAAAGACTACAAAAGAATCGTCATCGAATACGAGGAGAAAAAGTAATGGATGCAGTAATTTATTCTAACGGCAACCAAGAGTGTGAACGCGCTAAGGTGCTTTTAGAAAAACTAAATTTTCAGATTCATGTGTATAAATTAAATCAGCACTTTTCTGAAAGAGGTTTTGTTGAGGAGTTTGGTAAAGAAGCAGAATATCCACAAGTGAATGTTGGTTTTAGACACATTGGTGGATTGAAAGAAACATTGAACTATTTTAAGAACAATAATATATTATGAAATCCGTAATCCTTATTGGTTGCTTTACTCCGTTGGCATTGATTTGGATTTTTATGAAACTTTCATTATGGATTTCAGCTGTCAACGACGAAAAGAATTATGTCAGAGCAGAATCCAAAAAACCACACGGACCATATGTGGAAAACCCATATGCAGACGTTGATGAGGAGGAAGAAGAATTTACAAGTCGCACAGATTATCGATGATGCACTTTATCAGTATTATGTGATAGAACGCGGTGAAAAGGTTCCTAACTGGAGATACATAAAAGATGCTGATTGGTGGTTAGAATATCTTGATTCTTTGGGTATTGACAGACGTAATCCATAGTGCTATAATACCATCATAATAGACCTACATCATGGACTACAAACCCTATTCACCAGAGTGGCATCGGAAAAGATACCTGAAAGAGGCGTTAGATAATTATTTTGATGATTGTGTTGAAAACGAAGTTATCTATGGTGATATGATGGACATTCTTTCTGCAAGAATGTCTACTGCTGTAAATGAGGTAAATAAAGTATTGGACCTTAAGGATAAATTTAAGCTCTCTTAATGAATTTTATTCTAAGTATTCTCTTTGCCGTTACTTTGTGGGTGCAAGTTCCACAATGGGATGATGATTGGACTAACTGTGCCGTTGATGTCCCTGATACATCTTGTCATTGGTATATCGTTAATGCAGACAACACCTTTGGTGAAGGATTTGACTGGGAAACAGCACCATGGTATTCTATAGAAGGTCTTCAAGATATTGCAAATTTACATGACAATGTTATTGAATCTGGGCATCAATACACGATGAAAGCACTTCAAGATAGTGAATGAAAAAATTATTTGACACCCAGTTTTACATTCATTTTAGAGCACCAAATGCTGATGAACTAATTTCTTTTCTTGATGGGAATAATGAAATCGACAATGATGTGTTTAAGTGGGGAAAAAATTGCATTGTTGATAGAATCCCATTAAGTTCAACTCCAGATGTAGTTGAACTTCTGACACCATCAATGATTAAACTTGCAAATGAGTTAAATCACAAAGGTAGTTTCTTTCTATTTGATCCGTGGATTAACGTTTATAATGAATACTCACATCAGGAAGTGCATGAACATGTTAGGAGTGATATGTCTGCCGTATTCTTTATGAATCATGGAGAAAATTTCTCTCAATTTTACTTTAGAGATAGATTTAGTTGCTTTTTAAGTTCAGATACAAGAAGGGTACTTAAGTATAGTGATAGTCATGTACTTGATAATGTTCGTGCTGGTGATATAATTTTCTTCCCCAGTAACTTCTATCATGGTGTAAATCCCCATAAAAGTAAAGAGGTAAGAAAAACTTTATCATTCAACTTTAATTTTGAATTTAATGACTCCTAAACTAATTACTCCAGACGACCCTCAGTATTTTACACAATCGTCTGATGAAATCTATGATAGGCATAATTATAAGATCGTGTCTAAATCTGGTGAATCTATTGTGATTGATAACTGGGAAACAGTTCAAATGACATGGTTTCAAAGAAGTGCATTTCTCTCACATATTGAAGTCCTAGATAAAAAACAAGATAGTAAAGGTTTCAAATGAAGATTGAAATTGAACTATCTAAAAATGTAGATTATCCTGGTGAAAAACTAGGTAAGTATATTTGGAATCTAAAAGAAGGTGATAACCACATTACTGGATTTTGTGATTCTGTTGGTGAATGTTTTGAAGAAATTATCAGGCATAGGTGAATTAAATGAGTGTTCAGTTTCGTAAACATAGGGTGTTTCGTGAGACTCCCGATGTTGTGTTCTATGACATTAGTGTAGATGATTCAAACGCATCTGATCTTGTGGTACATGAAGGACCAGCAATTTCACCACCAGATGATGTCATCGGTGCAAAACAGTTCTATATCCACCATCATCAAGTGGATCATAATCGTGTCCTCTCAGGTGAAAGAACTTTTGAACTTGTGAACTTTGATTGGAAGTTTCCCTACCATATTGTTCACATGAACCGTAAGAGTGGAGCACTGGTAGTTCCTATCGGAACATATCATCGTAGCATCTCAGGTGTTGATGGTTCGATTGTAATTAACCAAGCAGTTAGAGATGATGACTTTAATCCAGACACAGAGTTTATTCCTGTAAGTGCTGGAAATAATCCCGAACTTTATCGGGTACTTGTCCACGAACAACCTGTAATTCATGAAATTGGAGAGTGATGCCGCCAAAGAAGAAAACTACTACAACTCCGAAAGCGAAGGCAAAGAGTTCAAAGACTACTTCTACGCGCCAGAAGAATACGGCACCTGGCAAA